CAAATCTGCAATAGGAACCGCCAACGACATTGGAGACATAGCAGGTTACATAGATAATCTGTTCGAGGGCGAAAAGCAGGTACAACACATCCGCAATAAAAAAGCGGGTAGCGTGGGAATTGGTGACCAGTTTGGTGTAGATACTGTTGCTCGTGATGTAATTGATGCACGTATTGCTGCAGAAAAACTCCAAGAAGTAGCCACGATGGTTGACATGCGGTTTGGGCCGGGAACTTGGAAGGGCATAGTTATTGAACGGGCCAACCGTATCAAGGCTGCAAAAGAAGCTGCAGCAGCAGCCCGAAGAGCAGAAAGACTAAGACAAGAAGAGATGATGGAGAACATCAAAGTAGTGGCTCTGATAGTAATGGTTTTTGCAATCGGTATTGGACTCCTGATAGCATTGATGGTTTCTACAGCGTCTGCCCTTATTAATTAAATTCTTGACTAAACTTCAAAATTTGTATATAATACTTTTGAAGGGAATACTATGAAACAACTTGCAATAGACGCACTGCGTTACAGATATGAGGCACAGAAAAAAAGTGCAAAATATATTCTTACAAATTACTTCCAAAATCCAGCAGCTATTGGGGAGCATCCTGACCTTCTTGAAGAAATGGACAAAGCTATTGGAAGCTGGGAAGAAGCTAACAGTAGGCTTCAAGCTTTGGATGACATCACAGATGAGGGGTATCCGTCCCTGTTTGACTAACTACCTTGCACTGGGTTTGCTAAATTGTGGCAAGCCCTTTACTCGTGTAGGCAACTGGTTTTGGAAAAAACATCGTACAGTCCTAGACTGGAATAAAAAGTGATACGTCACCAGTTCTTAAAGCCAGTATATTTAAGAAGGACAAAGTTTCCCCCCGTATACAAAAGAGAAGACTTGAAGCTTATACGTACTTTACCCGGCGGGGTCAAACATTACAAATTAAAAGAGAAGAAGAGTAAGATAAATGGCTAGTAGTTATCTTGTGTTAGTAAACAATGTTCTTCGGGACATGAACGAAGTTGAGCTTACCAGTTCTACGTTTGCTTCTTCTCGCGGTGTGCAAACAACTGTAAAAGATTACATTAACCGTTCTATTTCTGACATACTAAACTCTGAATTAAATTGGCCTTTTACTCACGGAGAAGGATCAATTGACGTTATTGCAGGTAAATCTCTTTACAGCTACCAGTCTATAGCATCTACTCTAAAGTACGTAGACTATGACAACATGATCCTGCAGCCTAAGAACTTCATACAAAATGGTGACTTTGAGATAGCAGGGTCTGCAAGTATAACTAATTGGACAGCAGTAAGTGGTACTCCTGCCGCAAGTTCAAAGTTTGGTAACACCCTTCTTCTTACTAACGCAGAAGCAAGTCAAGAAGTTAACGACTTAATTGTTGGAAGATCGTATATAATACTTACCCAGACTAGCGGTGCAACTCTAACCCTAGAAATTGGCACAAGTTCAGGCGGGTCACAAACAAAATCATCAACTCTGACAATCAGTAGTGGAAACGAAATCCTACTAACTGAAACAACGTTTACTGCGACTGCAACGACACACTACGTTAGCTTCACAGAAGCAGCGGGGGCTGCAGCGTTTGTAAAGCTAGTTGAGTTAAGCGAGTCTGCAACATCAATCCCCTTAAAATACTTGTCTTACGAGGAGTATTCAGAGCGGTACAGAGAAAGAGATTCAGGACCGAATGTAGATAAGTTTGGTGATCCAGAGTACGTCTATACTACATACAACGATGAAATAGGTTTGACACCCATACCTGACACTAGCAATCGTAGTTTAAAGTTTGATTACTACGTTGCATCGTCTGCATTGTCGGCGGCAACAGATACATCTATCATACCAGAACGTTTTGAGTCGGTTATCAATGCTCGTTCAAAGTACTACACTTACATGTTCCGTTCTGACACTCAGACTGCTCAGTTTGCTTTGAAAGAATACGAGGATGGTTTGAAGCGTATGCGAGTCGAATTGCTAAATAGAAAAAACTATATGAGAGCAGTTTAACATGCCCGATTTAGAACTGCAGGGGGTTAGCCCTCTTTCTTTCAACTGTGAGGGCGGCTTGGTATTGAACAGGTCCACCTTTATTATGCAACCGGGACAAGCTCTTGAGTTGGAAAACTTTGAGCCGGACGTAGGTGGTGGATACAAACGTCTGTTAGGTTTTAGACCTCTTGTAAATCAAATTGTACCTGAGACAAACGTTTCGTCTGAGGCTGTGCTACTAACAACTAAGTTTAACAACTTTGTACTAGCCGCTAGAGGAGAAAAAGTATTTAGTTCTGCCTCTACGGAGCTTAATCAAAAGATAGCTTCCGGCACAGCTATGACGGGAGCGGGAACAATAAGTGCAGTTAGCACATCAGGTTTTAGCAGCAGTGGCACTATCCAAATAAATTCTGAAATATTCACGTACACAGGAGTAACCGCTACAGCATTTACTGGTGTAACCAGAGCAACAAGTAGCACAACAGCAGCAGATCAAGCAGTTACAGATGTTGTTTCTGAAACTTGGACTGTAAGGGATACCGGAAGAACGAACGCAGCCCGTTACAACTTTGAAAAGTACAACTTTGATGGTAGCGATAAGATAATCATAGTTGATCAAACAAATGCTCCTACGATATTTAACGCATCATTAACAGCTAGCGATGTAAGTGCTAGTTCTGTATCTGGAGCAAAACACGTAGTTGCTTTTAAGAATCACATGTTCTATTCAGGCATGTCTTCTACCCCGCAAGAGGTAGTGTTTAGTGAGCCGTTTAATGAGGATGGGTTTGACTCTGGGGTTGGGGCAGGAAGTATTAAAGTTGATGATACGGTCGTTGGTTTAAGAGTCTTCCGTGATAACTTGTTTATCTTTTGTGAAAACAGGATATTTAAAATGGGTGGCAGTTCACTTTCTGACTTTGCCATCGTCCCTGTCACAAGAAACATTGGTTGCATAAACGGGTTTAGTATTCTTGAATTTGCAGGTGATTTGGTTTTCTTAGGTCCAGATGGACTTCGCACAGTTGCTGGTACTGCTCGTATCGGTGACGTTGAGTTGGGGACAATAAGCACCAATGTGCAGCAGTTGTTTAGAGAAAACCTAGATGATGCCGATGCGTTCGTTTCTTTAGTTATACCAGACAAGACTCAGTACAGGATATTCTTTTCAAAGGCAACAGGCACACAGACTGCAACAATAGGTGCCATTGCTGTTATGAAGGGACAATCGTTTGAGTTTTCTACCATGAAGGGTATACGACCAGCCTGTGCAGATACTGTAATTGAAGACGGAGATGTAATTGTATTGCATGGCGGTTTTGACGGCTTTGTTTATAGACAAGAAAAAGGCAATACATTCGATGGCACCTTAATAGGAGCAAAGTATCGTAGCCCCGATCTAAACATGGGTGATCCCGGTGTTCGCAAACATATGCAAAGAGTTAACATCAACTACGCACCAGAATCAACTATCGACGCTGACTTGTTTGTGCGATACGACTATGAATCAAATACTTCAACAAGACCTGCTGCATACCCGTTAGATAGTACAAATGTTGCAGGGTTGTATGGTACTTCGGTTTACGGCAGTGCAGTGTATGGTGGACCTTCACAACCTATTGTTCGTAAAGCAGTAGAAGGTTCAGGATTTGCAGTAGCACTGCGAGTAGAAGACGGGGCAAATGCTACAGCCCCTTACACCCTAAAAGGGTTTCAATTAGAATTTCAGGTGGGAGCGAGAAGGTAAATGGGCGCGACTTATACACGACAGTCTACGTATGCTGATGGCGATGCGATTAGTGCTGCCGATACCAACGACGAATTTGACCAGCTACTTGCGGCTTTCGCAGCCAGCACAGGGCATACGCATGATGGAACAGCGGGAGAGGGTGGACCAATCACATCTCTGGCAACAAATGCAGCCACACTTGGAACTGGTGCAGATACAGATATATCATTAACTTTTAACGCCAATACAAACGACGGTGTTTTTACATGGATGGAAGATGAGGATTACTTTCAATTCTCTGACGACATACTCATGTCCACCACAGAAAAGATACAGTTTCGCGACACTGCAATATACATCAACTCTAGCACAGACGGTCAACTCGACCTTGTAGCTGACACAGAGATACAGATTGCAGCCACAACCATCGATGTAAACGGCAACTTAGATGTTAGTGGAACCGTTGTTGGAGCTAGTACAGTATCGGCAGGTACAGCGTTTGTTCCTGATGCAAGTGACGGTGCCGCACTAGGTACATCATCCCTAGAGTTCAGTGACTTGTTTCTTGCTGATGCAGCCGTAATTAACTTAGGCGCAGACCAAGACACGACTCT